ATTTGATGATATGCAAATATAATAGCTGATCCTACAATAATATAAACCATAATCTTTGCACCATCAATAGTTTTATTATCTACTTCAGTGATTGAGTTATGAAGCATTGTTCCTAATGTAGATATTATAATTAATATATACTTTACAATATCATACTTCAAAATTTCTCCTTTAAATCAAAATATCATGTTGATATATTTATTCCAATTATAAATTCTAGAATTCTACAACAGTAATAATTGCAGTACCTGAATCTACTTTTGCCCAAATTGGCAAAGCAACAAGATTATTCAAATAATCAAAAGGTTTAATTGATTCAGCTAAATCTAATGATAATGTAGGTGAAGAAGAAGAATACACGTAAAAAATTTCTTTATTAGATTTATTTGAAATATAACTTCCAGCAGTAGATATTTGTTTCCATGTTGTGGTTAAATCAACTTTTGTAGTAGGTGAAGACATATTTTTTTACCTCATTTTACAGAGTGGAAATCCACTCTTTAAAATTATTTAATTAAAAATAATTTGGAAGCCCACTGAAGTCTACAACCTGCATATGATAAAAATCAGAAGCACCTGTTGTATCATATTTGGTATCCAAAGAGGATCTAATAAACGCATAACGATTTAGAATACCTACAACATCTTCTAATGTAGATGGATCAGTTGCAACTACAAAATCAGTTGATACAGGAACAAATATCACACCGGAATTATTCATACCTTTTGGACCTGCACAACCAATCAGAACATAATCTTCAAGAGCAAAATTATCATTAATCAACATTGCATTAGTAGCAACCATATGTCCAACATATTGGCTATTCAATGTTTTATATTCCTGTTTCTCAACAACAGTGGTAGCTAATTGAATTGCCGCACATACTGCAGATGAACCGATTACAAAAAATTCCCCAGTCATATTCACTTCAGTTGATATAATACCAATTGAACGATTGATAGATGAGATGATATCTTTGAATATATCAGTTAAACCTGATTGAGTACCTAATGAATTATGAAGAATCAAATCTGGTTTTTGAGTTGCGATGGTTTTCAGATATTCATAATGTTCTTGTTGAATTTCTTGTTCTATAGCAGCGGCGAGAATTGTTTTAATTTTATCTAACCCATCTACACCATACATTGCTTTGATATCCTGAAGAAATTCTAATGTGATATCAGTCATAATTTTTCGTTCTTTAGCTACATAAGAAGCAAAAATTGCGTTAATCTTGATTTCATTTGTTGTTGATTTTGTTAAAGCTTCAGCAGCAGCTGTAGAATAAGCCCCACTATAATTAACAAACATTTTCTGAACACCAACAACATCAGAGAAGATATATTGAATTGTGGTTTCAGCAGTCGCATAAGTAGCAGCATTATCAACCGTTTCGCCAACTATGAATGAACCAGCAGTGACTAAAACAAGAATTTGTTGTGGTTCTACATAGAGAACTTTCCCTACACCAGTTCCAGAAGAGGTAATATCCCCATCAACTGAAAATGTGGATGAATCTAATACTTGCAAAACTTTTACAATAGAAGTAGATGTTGTTTTTCCATTTTTTCCACCAAATTTAGAGAAAATAATCGGAACTTTTCCACTTGATGTTTTTCCCGGGATTGTAGCACTGATAAATGGAATGATAGATGTTAGGCCTACTCGTGTAATTACATCTGTTAATACAGATGAATATGTTTCAATATCAGAATCTACATTTTCTGAAAGCATAGCAATAGCTTTCTGAATTTTAGATCCTACATATGATGCAGCAGAATTTTTGGCCCATATGTTTGTTACAAACTTATCCATATAATTTACCTTTCTAATTATTTAATTTATCCTGATGAGTTATATTATCAATGTTTCAGTTGGTAATATTTCACGAATTCCAATTTCTTGATCATATATAAGAGCGTTACCTATTAACGGCATTTGTTCCATTATCACACCAGAGTTAAGAATTAATGGATTATGTATTCCAACTTCAGAATCAGGAACCTGTTTGAATGAGCCATTTGAAATAACTAATGCTCTAACAAATGACGGTATTCCAAATAATGAAGAAGAAAATATTAATAGCATTAACTATCCAATAACGCGCATCGTAACATTGCAGTTGATGAATGAAGCAATAAATAATAAAAATCTACCCCGTCAGGGCTTGTAATCACGCAAGATTTATCCCCTACTACTGCTGCACCTACTGGGTATAACCACTGTGTCAACTTTGGTTCAAGAGTATTTTTAGCAGGGTGACCCTCGTAGATACGCATTGTTGCATCTTTTTGTATTAATAGTGTTGCTTGTTTACCTGCAATATTGCGAGCTGCAGCCGATGTACCTGTGGTGAATGTTTCTGTAGCAGGGTTGAATGAGTCGGTTGACCATGTATTCGCTACAAGATCATAAATATAGACGTTAGCAGTACCACCGCCACGAATACACCATAATTTGTCAGGATAAAAAGCAGGTAGCCATTTGAGAGCGCATCCTGCACCGACTGTTCCAGTTACGGCAGGGATAGCAGGGGTTCCGCTGTTTGCCGAAGTAGTTGCCCACGCATTAGTACCAATATTGTATCGGTACATTACAGTAGCATTGTTGCCTACAAGATACATATTGCCATAATACGGGGCAGTTGCACCATTTGCAAGACTTGTGAATAATGGAGATACTGTACAAGTAGTAGCAGAAGCCGCTGCGCTTGCTGTGAGTACTGCCCACATTTCAACGACTATTACTGTACCACTTAAAATCTTACGTTGGATAGGGAAAACTGTGATGGATGTTGCGCCACTTGAAGCCGCTGCGCTCAAAAACACTTCATCACCATTTGGTAGATATAACCCCATACCGCTTGACATTGCTTGTGGCAATGCGCTGACTGTAATAGTAGTTGCGCCCGCTAAAGCATCCGCACTTAATATCACGTTAAATGTTCCAAAACGTAGCTTTGTACCGCTTGCAAGAGCTTCAGGCAATGCCCCAACTGTGATGGATGTTGCGCCACTTGAAGCCGCTGATCCTAATGTTATAGTTCGAGAAACACCACTATGGTATGCACTACTCCATGCATTTTTTTGAGCAGATGGATATGATATATAACAGTCTGTACCGAACGCAGCAGGTACATTGGTTGTTCCTAAATTTGCTGACCATGTATTTGTAGCAATATCGAATTTGTAAAAATAACATGTAGTTGCATTTCCAACGAATAAGTAGATTGAGTCGTATGATTTACCGCTAAATTGAGTTCCTACATTTTGAGTATAAACCATATTTGCGATAGTTCCAGTTTGCGTTGGAGGGGTGGCGAGCTGTTGCCATGTATCGCCCCATGTGTCATATCTCCAAAACTGCGCCACTGTTGATGATGTTTGAAAGTATGTATAAATATACCTTTTACCGTCATTTTCAATGGCAGTTCCCGCGGTGCCTGTTGCAGGAGCAAACGATAATTGTTCCCATTGTGGACGGTCAAGCATATACAAGTTGTTGTTAGTCATTGATAATCTCCTCGATCATATCATCGGTAATTTGATATGGTGTGTCATATAGCGATACATAACCTTTAATCACTCCCACTACTCTATCAGGAGGCAATACCGCTTCCAACTCATCGGATAAATTTATTTTTAATTTTACATCCATATTACGCCCTTTTGAAGTTAGCCCCTATAGAGCCATAAAATGTGTTTGTTGACATCATTTGTGCAGTAGCAGGTTTACCGATGTCTCCTAATCCTATATTCCCGGTCGTTACTGTAGAAACAGTCGTTACTGCAGAAACAGTTGTTACTGTTCCGCTTGATACTGTTACTGCGGGAGTATTAGAGATCATTACACGGAGTGAAGATGTAGAATCGAATCCCATGCGGCCAAATACTTGAAATAGTCGTTTAAAAACTCCTACCAGATCGGTAGGGAGTGGGTTGGTATTACTTACTGTTCCTGCATCTTGTCCATCATCGCCTAAAGTATGCTTGACTTTTTGAAATTGAACCCCATTAATATCGTCAGTAGCAATTGGTGTGGTACCGCTTGGAGTTACATTTACATTATCAGCCATGGTTAAGCCAATAAGATTGGGGTTCCGCTGTTGAAATTAATAGCGGTTGTAGATACAGCAAATCCAATCACTTGCACAACATTACCACTTGCAGATGGTGCAGTTGATGTAGCAGCACCTGCAGTTGTTGAAAGAAATACTTTACCAGGAGTTTGTCCAGTAACTTGCGTATTTGTACCTTCAAAATAAACAGTTGCATTTGCACCATTAGCTACTGCACTTAAAACAAATCCATGTGCTTCTTTACCTGAGGTGGTACTGTCTGATTTACGAACCGATGCAATACCTGCATTATTCCATACATTTACAAAATCACCAGCAGATAATGCTTCGCTTGCTATAATAACTGCGGTATCTGCACCAATACCAATAGGCATCATTGAGTTATCAATTTTCCCTGTTGGATCAAGAGCGATAATCTTACCAGCATCACCTGCGCCAGTACTTGCTTGAAGAGCAGTATCTTCAGTTAATACACCACTTACGTTTTTAATATATTTTGCTCCAGCCATTGTTAATCCTTTATGTTAATTTAATTTGTGGTTGAATCCCTATTACAAGAGATGTTGAAGAATTTGAAATTCCAACTATTTTCGAATATGTTGCAGATGGATCTTGATTAGTCGATAATGATCCATTCATTTGAATAAAAACCGGTGCATTTATCTCAAAATTCCAACCATTCATACTTATTTGACCAATTGCTTGAATTTCAACAGGAGAATTTATGGTTACAGCACCAGTGGTTATTCCTATAGTAGATGAATATACAACTGGCGAATCTGTATAAACTTTATTATCCATACCAATATATACTGCTGTATGACCGGATAAATTTTCACCTGCGGTATACGAAAGGGTATTTCCAGATTTTAATGATTGCAACCATTCTACTTCAGATCCGATATATCCATGTAATACAGCTAATTCATATGCAGATTTTCCAGCAATAGCTTCATCTATTTCAACTATCACATCAATTTCATTCAAATCAACTGTTAATAATACATCAGATACTTCTACATCTACTGATATATCAGAGAATTCAATTACATCAGCCATTTGAATAGCCTTTAGCAATTGTAAACGCATATTGAGCTACTGTTTTCTTAATTTCTCCATTCAAAATAACTTCTACATCAGCATAAAGTTTTGTTCTTGGATCTAATTGCGTTAATGTGTATGGAGTAATATGATAAATCACCCCATTTAATGGATCTGTTATAATTGCTTCAGCTGTATGAATTACATTATCTGCTGCAGCGATTGTAATTTTTGCAGTGGATGTAGATAAATCAATGGGAGCTTTTGTTTTGCTATTTCGTAACGTCAGTGAAAAAACAATGCTATTACCTTGAATAACTGAACGTTCTATCATAGTTTACCTTTCTAATTATTTAATTCTCTACATAGACCATCTTCACTATATTATAGGAGAGGCAATACCTACTTGAATCTTCGGGTGATATCTATGCTCATTAAAACTATTTAAATTGGTTCTAGATAGGTTTGCGGCTTAATTACAAGTATTGTTTGATATATTCTCTATTGTTTCTCAGATATTCCATATATATAATCCTTTCTATATAATTTATTTCCGCTATCATAGATCTTTCTATATCCTGCTTCATACATAATTTGTGTTTCAGTTTTCTCATCTGAATAGTTTTCAAAATTGATCAATTTATGCTTTTGATATTTCTGACGGGACTCTAAAATTCCAATATTCTTATGAAAATAGAAATAATTTGGTGAGGTATTTTCAATAAACTCAAATCCTAGTTTCACATATACATTTCCTTGTGACCATCTTCTATTTGCATAGGATAATAAAGAGATTGGTTTATAGTTAAGTTCAAAATATTTCAATAATTTAGAAGCTCCACCAACTACATTATAATTCAATTTTGAAGCAAATCTCATCAATTCCCATTGTATTGATTTATTATATCTCGATTTACCAAATGTCATCACGGAAACTAATTCTTCATTATAAAACAATCCAAATCTAACTGAAGCAACAGAATTTCCTTGCATATGATTCTCAGATAGAAATTTATTAGATTCATTAAATTCTATATCTCGTATGATACATTTTCTTGCAAATATTCTTGTAGATTTTCCAATAGCAGAATTCAACATTGATTTCCAAATCAATTGTTTTTGAGGATCAATCCATTCATTTTCAAAAATATGAAATAATTGAATGCCTTTCTCTTCACATTGAACAGTTTTGTTGAGATGAGAATTTTTGGATAGTGATTCATTCAATGCATTATTATGTTTATC